CATCTGGATTTACACCTAATATATTTTTGTAATTTGCCATGTTTTTTATCCCACTAAATGACCGCTAAAACCAGCCCAACTATTTCCATATGTTTGAAGGTCATCTGTAACATAAATTTGAAAGTAATCGTTAGCCGCAGCATTAACGTGAACATTTAAATGACAAGTATTCCATGTATCATTACCATCACTTGCGTATGATTGAGAATGATCGCTACCATTTTTTCTTAATTTAGGTTTAGCTGCACCAGAAACTTGGAAGATTGCATAAAAAGAAAAGAAATAAACACCAGCTACAGGACAAGTAAATTTATAATTAGTTGTGTCGTAGTTTGAGCCTATGTCAAAACCACCATCTGTACTTGTGCTATCAAAAGGAAAATATGCACCATCTATAGTAATATTCGTTCCGTTTCTTCTAGCCAAAAATGCTGGTCTTGCTGGCATAGTAACACGATTGCTGCTATCGATATTTATGGCTGTCCCACTTGTGCTTGCACTCGTAATCCCCGCAGCGCCAGCGCCTGTTCCTGTGACGGATAAATTTCCGCCAATTGTTACATTCCCAGAAAAAGCACCAGTAGTAGCTGCAAGAGGCTGACCAGAAGGATGCTCTAGTCGTGTTGTTGGCTCTGCCAGCCCTCGGTATACAACGTATACATTGTTTGTCCCAGCGGCGGGTGCTGCATCAAATGTTAGTGTAGTTCCTGTGGCAGTGTAGGACTTCCCAGAACCCGGCTCTTGAGGCACGTTATTCACAAACACGTTCAGGTCTTCAGCCACATTAACCGGACGGTTCAGTGTGAAGGCCGTAGTAGACCCGTTCCCACTAAAATACTGGCTAGTGGGAGTTGCTAGTTTCTGTGATGGTGGTGGCCCAAGATATGCCATTAATCCGCATCCTCTATTGTTAAAGTGCCAGCCGCTACTTGGCGCATTATTTCTATGTATTCTGTGTTTGCTGGGTCAAGCGGTACACCATAATCCTTGCCATCAATCGTTGCGATAATAGCATCGTTAGATGTAGATGTTACTTTACCGTCTGCATCATACTCACTTCTGGATTTATATTTTGCTGATGTAATGTTCATTTTATATGTCTCATAATTCTGCACTAATATTTAATTGATTTGATGATAGCCCCCAAGTATTAACCTCATTATTGGTTAAGCCACTAAAACCACCACAATTTATAGCAAGATGCGTGTCGTTGTCCGAATAGTTATTAACAGTAGGAGTTGTACTGCTAGATGTAGTTAATCCAGCATCGTTAAATGCTCTTGAGTTTACAGCATTCATGGTTGGAGATGCTCTAAGAGAAACAGTAAGAGGAATTGTGGCATCAACAGTCGTAGAACCCTGACCTTTACCAGCATAAACAAATCTATCACTACCACCAGAAATCTTTTGGAAATACCTCTGACACTTGGCTAACGTAGTTCCGTAATTTTCATGCTCAAAGGGTGTAGCTGTATCTCCGACCTCAAGCTGTACTTGAGACAAGTAAAAGTTATTACTTGTGCTATCCATCCAGTTTACTTGATTAGATGTACTGTAATGTGATGCATTAGAAGACCAAGTGTTATTTGTGCCATGAAAGTTTGAGCCAAATGCAAGACCAAATGCAACTTGAAAACCTAATGCATTAGTATTAAGTAATGCCCCTGCTGATGCTGTAATAAATGATGTGCTTCCAGCGGTCGGGGTTATAGTAATTGTTTTCTTTTCCCAAGTGTTTGCACTGCTAATTGTGTACTCATTAGGAATTATGTACCCTGTGTTTCCACTTTTATATATAGCTACTGTGTATGTTCCAGTTTTGTTAGACTTAACAAAGAATGACAAGGTTATGCTTTTAGCAGAGGAGGTCCCATACCCTAGCGGTTGAAGATTTTGCGCCTCTATGTTTTGAAAAATAGAAGCATACTGAGCAGCCGCAATGCTCGTATCAGCCGTAGTGCATTTAGCAAGAAACGAATAACCTGTTCCTGTCGGTGTATCAGTTGATTGTTCAGAAGTAACCGCACCGTCATTACTCAATAACCAACCCCATCTATCAGTGGTGTTAATTGTATTATTTGCACCCGCAGTAGCTGCGGTGGCTCTTTGCCAAACTTGAAAATCACCATTGATGATGAAATTTCTGCTAGACAAAACTTGGTCAGTCACCTTCGGTACAGTGACTGCTTCGCTTGCGATCTGGTTAGTGCCAATAGTGCTAAGTGCCATTATGTAATCTCCAGAACACTCAGAACTGCGTCACAGGAATTGTCTTGTGATGCGTATACATTCAAAACATCTGTAGCGTTCATTACTATTTTCTGGTCGCCGCCAACCACAACAAGCGATGAACCCACAGGCACAATTGCGTCTTTCACAATGTGTCTTAAGTTATTTGTACCTGACACACCGCCATCGTGAAACTCAACCGTAACAGTTATGGAGACAGATAAGATGTTAGCAATGTTAAGGCCGATAATTGTCGTCTCTGTAGAACTTGGACAAGTGTACAAGGTCGTTTTGCCCGTTGAGGAGGTGTCAATATTTTGCGCCGAAAATGTTTTAAATTCGTTTGCCATTTTTCTATCCTAACGCTATCGCAAATGCTAGCGCATTTGGGTCTTGTTCCGTGAAGTTTACTGCATTACCGCTAGCATCGTTAAAGATCATTTTTTCTGCTGGCAACGTGCAAAATATTGTTCTGGTCCCTGAAGACCAGCTTATCTTTTCATCACCAATTGTAAGCGACACATTATCTGCCAAAGTGACTGCTGTACTTAAAGCAATACTTGTCTGGCTATTCACTGTAGCAATAGTCACAACGCCGGAAATTCCTGTCCCTTTGACACGCTGTCCCACAGTTAGAGTACCTCCAGAGACATTATCAACTGTAACGGCTGTAGAGGCGCTCACAGCGCCATTTACGAGTGCTGTAATCTTTGTGCTACTGCTTTCTAGGACGGTAGTCCTAGCCAGTGTTGTACCAGACAAGGTATATGTCCCAATGCCAACTTCAAAGTTCGTGCCATCAGTGCAAGTGTAATAGGTTGTATTACCGTTACCCACTTCACTAAAAGCTTCAAAACCAGTCAAAGCACCAGCTAACGTATATGTGCCAGTGCCTGTGGTTGTGGTCGTCTCTTTGACGCGATCTTTAAGTACAAGAGTCATTACTTCAACTCGATTGACAAGTTCCCTGCGTTAATACGGAATATATCTCCAACCGCTATTGTCTTACTTGCGTCCAATTGTCCAACAAACAGTTTGTTGGCACCGTCAAAGGTCAACAATACATTGTCTGAGATTGACACAGCAGTATCTAGAACGATACTGGTCTGGCTATTTACTGTAGCCACCCTAACGGTTCCAGATATACCCGAACCAGTAACAACATCGCCTACAGCAATTGTTCCGTTATTTGCATCAACAGTCACATTAGCTGATGAGCTAACCGCACCATTGACAGTTGCCGTAGCAATATTCTTGTCTGCAATGAAAGCCTGAGTAACTGAGTAAGTAGCGGCCGTTCCAGCGGCTGCTGCGAACTCAATATTATTGTCATTAATTATTCGTTGAGTTTCACAAACAACTGCTGCTGACGCACTGTGCGCGGCGGCAGGGCCAGTGGATGTGGTGTTGTGCGCTCCCCGTGTAGCACCTGTAAGAGTGTTTGATCCGTCAAAGTTTAAGGCTACATTATCACTGAGCGTAACTGCTGAACTTAAAACAATACTGGTTTGACTATTTACTGTAGCTATTCTGACCGTGCCAGATATACCCGTGCCAGTAACAACCTGACCGACAGTTAGAGTGCCGCTTACCGAATCAACAGTCACATTAGCTGATGAGCTAACAGCACCATTTACAGTCGCGGTAGCGTCTACTCCTTTACCAGTATAGGTAATGACTTCATCACCAATAATAATATTTCCAGAAGCAGGAAATGCTTCTGCGTCTGTTAATATTATTGATGTTACACTGCTATTCACAGCAACCGCCAAGGTTGTTGTTGACTGCTTCCAGTTTGCAGAAGTGACTTGCTGCCTTGTATAGTTAGCATCGTCTGTGTCCACCTGTACTTCTACAATTTTTCCAAATTCCGCTTCAATAGCGGTGTATGTGCCAGTTGCCAAGCCAACATAGATATCGTTATTCGGCGTAGCAAAAGAAAGTGAATTGTTCTTAAATATGAAGTCAAGAACCCTTCTCTCTAGGTAATTTGTTGCTGCGTTTGATGTTGCCATCGTTCTTACTCCTGTTTAAGTGCGTGGCCTATCAGGTAGACCTCTCCTGTAGGCATCACTATTCTCTCTAGCTTCAGCCAAATCTTTTAGTCGTTGTATTTCCTGCATGAACCTCTGTTCATACAGTTGCATCATGTCCTGTTCACCCTTCATGTAAGTATACGCTTCTACAAGAGAACCGTAAAGAAGGGCATTCGGGGCATTAGTACTGAGCCAAGTATTACCTGAACCCGCCCCAGCCGTAATACTGGCTGGCCTGTAGTAATAATGAAGCTCTACTGTATATGCCTGATCCGGTGTGGGACCCACAATAAAATTATCTACGTCAAAAATACCATAGTATTTTGGGACAGCATTGCTGCCATAATCTATTGAATACCGTTGAACAAAGTTTACATCTTTGAAGTCTAAAAATGCTTTATAATTAGCTGTTGTAATTTGAAAAGAAAAGGGTGCTAAATAATCGGTAGGCACATTTAGATAAGGATCACTAGCCGTAAGTTGTGATGTAGCATTCTTTCTGAATAGCTCCAGATCAACCAGTGTAGAGATACGGTCTTCTGCGCCACGAATAAACACAGGCAGATTAGTTACAAAAGAAGTTTCCTCATTCTCTGTAAAATTCTTTATCGCGTCTTGTAGCTCTGTGTATGTAAATGACATGTCACTTGCTCACTATACTATTGTTATATTGCCGACCATAGCGCTATGGTTAGTGCACTGATACACCAAAGATGTATCGCTTGGTTCATGCGGGACAATAAACTGCGTCAACCCGGTGGTAGAATTGTAGTTGTCTGTCACCCCTGCTGTAAAAGCAGAGCCGCCATTAGATGTTCTGATTTGCAAAGGGTGACTTGATACATTAGCTGTATTGTCAATCAAATATGTATGCCCTTTGTAGAAGGTAAAGTTTGGATTATTGCCTGAAGTTGCCCCGGGGCCAGTAAATGTGTATGCGGTAGAGCCGTTCACACCAGCGGTGTATTTGGTTACAGGACCGCTTGCTTCATCATTTAAGCGTAGCCAAGCTCCACCGTGGGCAAAATACATCCCTCCAAGTGCATGAACATGAGCAATAGCTCCATGATATGTTGATGCACTGGGCAAATCACTAAAAGCTGCATAGTAGAAAACGATCTTGTTCGCGCCTTGACTTACGTCAAGAACGCCGTTTGTGTCGATAATATCTGTAAGCGTGGTTCCGTTACCTAACGCAGTATAGATCTCATCGAAGTTGTCGTTTATCTTATCTGCGCCTGCACGAAGGGTATCACCCGTTCCGTCATTCGCTGTTGTTCCAATTCCTACTGCTTGTTTTGCCATTTAAGCCTCGTCAAATGTCTCGCTTGCCGAATCGAATGTAACACTTATCGAATCAAACGTCGATGATGTTGTTGCTACGCCAGCAGCAGCGGTCACAACGCCACCACCACCTCTTATGCCACCAGTGGTCGCCGTTTCGCCAGTAATTGTGATTGTATAGGAATTCGCATCAACAACAGTAATTGTGTGTCCCGCAGCTTTTTCCAAAGCAGTTGTCGAAAAACCATCGAACGCTTGTGTTTTACGGAAGATAACTACATTGGATGTGCTTCGACCATGAGAAGGCTCAAACACAGTGATTACAGAAGAACCCGCGCTACCTGATTGAAAGGGATTCATTATTAGAAGAACTTGCCCAGCAACCTCAGTAGCTGTGTCTGGTCTAGGCTGGAATAGAGCTTGTGGGTCAGGGCCTACTCTGCGTGGATTTAGCTGTGGATGTTTAATCTCGTACTCATCTGGACCAACCTTGAGACCATTCCACTCAACGATCATTTCTGCAAGGCGATATCGAAACCCGGAACGATCCGAAAGACCCCAAGCTCTTTTACCAGATGCATGTCTTGCCATTAATTAACCCGAAGATATTGAATGCTAGGCTGAAGTTTCAGCGGCACCCTGTCCTCGTCCTCATCTGCTGCACGTTGAAACTCTTCTTCGTACACTGCTTTTAAAAGTTGAATTCTATCCGGGGCTTTCTTCATCGCGACGTAGTAAGCTAGACCTGCTACCATACAAGGGTAGAAACGAAACGGTGCATCCGTTGTATTAACCAGAGTGTCAGCATCATCCATTCGCTGAACATAATAATAAATCAAAGTATCCGTAGAGTTATCTGGAGTAGGCCATAGTGTGACCTGTGGCAGTATTTGACGATTGTAGTAATACTGACTCGGGCGACCTTCTGTTGTTTTTGCAGGTAAGGTTAGATAATCCCCTCTGGACATACGATCTAGCTCGAAGTCCGTGCCACTACGACGTATCACTACTTCTAGTAGATCTGTATAATCCGCTGTGAAAGTGTATGTCGCTGTTCCTGATGTTAGAGCCTGTGTGCCTTGCTTAACAGTCCACAAGTTAAGACCCCTGTTAGCCCAGTCAGCAAACATCAAATTAAGAGATCGCCTTGCTGTTTTAAAGTCATAACCAGTACGAGCCTCTAACCCACACCGCTCATACGCCTCTTCAATAATTTCAGCGACGTTTAGCTCAAAGTTTCTGGATCCTGAAAGGGCCATTGATTAACCTTTCTTCTTTCTTCTTAAAGACTTAACTCTTCGCGGCTTACCCGCTGGTTGACCTAAACTTTTCTTCTGCGATATCCTACTACGTTTTTCTTTAGCTGTCATTTCTTTGGAGGTTTTGGGAGTTTTAGAGGAGATACGTTTGGAGGGGCGGCAATATGGAGTACCCCGTTTTTCACCTTTGCTACGCCCACACGGTTTCCCCGTGGAAACGTCCTTCCACTCTTCCTTGAACCACCTCTTGAGTGCTGCACCTTTTTTTGTCTTTCTAACAGTCATTTACAAGATTCTTTCTATACCTCTGAAGATTTGGCTACGGATACCATCATTAAGATAAAAGCTCCAACAGCCACAACAATAACAAAACATATCCCAAGAGCTACCTTTATGTTTTCCACCATTTCTTCTTGTTTAAGAATAGCCTCTCTTCTAGCCCTCATCGCAGCTTCCTTGGCTTCCTGTATTCTTTTCTGCCTCTCTTCCAAAATACCCTTCCATGTGCCCGGGCCAAAACGCATATCTACCATAGTGGCTACTTCTTGTAACTTTTCCGCCGCTATCCTAGCGTCAATAACCTCACGAGCTACGGACTCTACACCAAACTGATCTGTCAGACCAACGCCGGATTTTTTATTTCTAGCCTCGTTTACCTGCTTTTGACCTGCGAACAAGGCATCTATCTGACCTGCAATATCTCCTATGTCATTCGCAGTGCCAATCGCACTCTTGATACCATCAACAGCACTTTTAACTAAAGCTATCCCAGCCAAGGCCGTTGATATCGGTTCCATAACTATCTCTTTGGTACAGGTTTACAAATTGCATGCATCTTCAATCTTTTTCCCTCTCCCGTAGGAACAGGGGGTTGTGCTGAAAGTCTGGACGAAAAGTATAAACATCTGTCCATGTCTTTAAATTTCTGTGTCTTGTCTATCAAGCTACCGTTTAAATACACAAACAACACAAACTCAATCACGGCCTTAAAACGATGGCACCGCTATCAATATATCTTGGTTGTACGGTACTTGAACGTCCCTCCTTTTGCTTTCTTTTTGCTGTTTCCCCAGTTTGCTGCACCGACTTTTCTACATTTGGCGATAGCCCCGCTTGCATACGCCGACGGGAAGACCTTATAGCGTCGTTTAACTTTTTGGTAACATGCATCTTTAGCCATTCCTCTTTTTCCTCTTTTTCTTTACTTTCTTTTTACCGGGCGGATTTTTAATTTGCTTTGATATCGAGCTTCGCGAGATTGTCATCATATGTTCTCCCTGTAAAATCCTCCCACATGGGTCGTATCATTCCATGGAGTTGATCAATCTTTTCATTATTAGCGTCAATCTTCAAAGCCATCACAGCCACGTTCTTGTCAACCTTAATCAAAGTTGACGAGATCCATGTGAGTCCTGTGACGCAAACGCCTATAAACGCTACAAAAACTGTCCCTGCTACAAACTGAGAACTTAACATTTCCACCTTCTCCTCGCTTGGCGCAGTCTTGAATTTGGATTCTTAGCCGCTTTTGGAAACTTCTTCATCTGTCCTGCTGATCTAGCGCAGAATGACTTACGTCTTTTAGCGTCTTTGCTGCCCTTCTTTACTTTGCCAGTAACGGCAGTCTTTAGCTTTGACCCCGGGTTGGCGCGGCGGTAAGCCGCCACACCAGCCTTGGTCATTCCCGCTCCAGACTTTGTAGAGCGGAAATTTTTCTTGTTACGCTTTGGCATTTTGGCTGGTTTTCTAGCCATTAGCCAAAGAATCCAGTAATCGAATCTACATTGGTGAGTGTCACATGACACTCATCAGCGAAGATCATACCGTGGTCAGGTATGGTGATCTGGTTGTCATCAGACTGATGAAAAACCATTGACAACTGAGTTGCACCGCTACTGCCATTTTTAAACACCACCGCAGGTGACCCGCTTGCAGCCGTTTTTACATAGAAGGCTTTTAGACGAGTTCTGCCACCCAGAAGTGTTCCGGTAGCTGTAACTGTTTTTGCTGTGATAGAAGCAGCCATTCCGCCCTCCTATTAAGCAAGGTTGTTATTCTGCTGGTACAAGATTGTAACACGAACAAGACCCGCATTTGTTGCTGCGGAAGCTGTCACAGTCAAACGAATGTCTGCCGTACCAGTGTCCTGCCAAGCTAATGCAGCGCCAGCCTGAGTTGTCGGGTACTTGCGACCAGCAGATGTCCCGATTGCGAATGTGTTAAGGATTGTAGCTGCACCGCCGACAGTGTCACCAACACTAAGGTTAGTCGCGCCACTCGCTGCGGTAATAACGTCAATCACACAGTCAATAATCTGAGAGTTTGCAGGGATAACAACGTCAGTGACTTGAGCAGCTAGAGCACCGCCTGATAAGTCTGCTGAAAATGTCTGAGCCATAACAACTTGACCGACGTTAGCAATGTTCGAGCCGAGAGTCGTGCCTGTTGTGTTCTTGATAGTTCCGGCCTTAATAGGACCAGAGAAAGTAGTAGTAGCCATTTAAGTCTCCTGTCGTGGCTAGTGTCAACCGCACCATGCAGTTGTCAGGAATGCATCATTGTACAATAAAAAAGGGCAGCATGGAAGCTGCCCTTTAATATCATTTTGCCTACACTTATGCGCCCGGTGAACCGAACACTGCGCGAGGATCTGAAAAGCCGAAGCTGTAACGCTCACGAGCTTTGTACCGCATGTTGCCAGTGTCGAAGTCTGGATCCATTGCAGTTGACAAAGCCAAACGCTCAAAATGCTTGAAGCCGTTTGGTGCATCAGTCTTAATGAAGAATGCGTCCGTATCAGTTAAGAAGTCATTGACTACATAACCGTTAGGAAGCATGCCCATTGAGCGCAATGCATTAACGTCGTTGTCTGCTGTACCTACCCGAAGGTTTGATACCATGAGACGCTCGGCAACAAACTGAAGCTGACGAGGAACGATAAGCTTCATGCCTTTAAGGGCAATGATCAAACCGCGCTCATCAACAAAACCAGCGATGCTGATAAGTGAGTCTTCAAGAGAAGTCTCATTCA